ACTTCAGGAGTATAAAGGAAAAACTAGAGTTGGATACACGGCTCCCGGTAAACTTAAGAAAGTTCCTGTATCAAAAATACTTAAAGAACCTAATGTAAAGGAATTTGCACAAAATGTTAAGGGCTATGTTGAACAAAGAAAAATGTTAGCTATTAATAGGGCATACGAAAAGACAATTAAACAGGAAAAACTTGCAGGAGATAAAGGAACAAGAATTAGACAGATAATAAAAGGGTTTAACAATCCTAAACGAGGTAAATAAATAAATGGCTTATAGTAAGAAAGTAATTGAACACTATGAAAAACCAAGGAATATTGGTAGCATGGATAGTTCTAGTGTCTCTGTCGGTACTGGGCTTGTGGGTGCTCCTGAATGTGGAGATGTAATGAAGCTACAGATCATGGTAGAGGATGACAAGATTATTGATGCTAAATTTAAGACGTTTGGGTGTGGGAGTGCAATCGCTTCTTCATCGTTGGCAACAGAGTGGGTTAAGGGCAAGTCTTTGGATGAAGCTCAATCTATTAAAAATACTGATATTGTGGAAGAGTTGTCCCTTCCACCCGTTAAAATCCATTGCTCTGTCCTTGCGGAGGATGCGATTAAAGCTGCAATCAAGGATTACAGGAATAAATATGTGTGAATGTGAAGAATGTATGTGTGATCCGTGTAACTGCGGGGAATAAAGGCTTAAAGGCTGGATTAAATGCGGTGAATGGAAGAAAAAGAGATAATACAGCTTATACGGAAGTTACAAGCTGATCCTAAACTCTATTTTGAACATTGTTTAAAAATTCAAAATTTTGGGACAGGGGAACTTATACCGTTTAAGCTAAATGAGGTACAACAGATTATGCATTCTATGATGCAGAGACAGTTAGCTGAACATAACCATGTCAGGATGATTGTCTTAAAGGCTCGTAGATTCGGCATATCTACCTATGTACAGGGGCGGTACTTCCGACATGCCGCAATGAACCATAATAAGGTGGTACAAATCACCACCCATAGCAAGGCAGCTACAGACGTAATGTTTGCTATGACACGTACAATGGAACAGAACCTTCCATTAGAAATAAAACCACAACTTAAATATAGCGGTAGGAGAGATTTACATTGGGGCAGCGGTGAGGGCGGCCTTAACTCATCCTACTCCCTTTCAACGGTAGGGGGGCGTGAGGTACGTGGTAGTAAGATAGACTATTTACATTGTAGTGAGGTTGCATCTTGGTCAGGAGGCGGGGAGGACTATTTGCTTGGTCTGCTCAATTGTGTAGTACAGGGTTTTGATACAGAGGCGGTAATAGAATCTACCGCACAAGGTGTGGGTGGTGTATTCCATGACATGTACTGGGATGCAGCAGAAGGCAATTCTGGGTGGGAAAGTGTCTTCTTTCCTTGGTATATATACAGTCACTACTCTAGCCAATTTAAATCAGAAGAAGAGAAGGATACATTCAAGGATGAGTTAGGACAGGATAAACGGTACGGTGGGGAGGAGGAAACCGCACTACTGGATATGTTCTGCCAGTATGATGTAGGGGATGAAGTTAGGGAGTTCAAGGTAACCCTAGAGAACTTAAACTGGAGGAGACAATGCATAAAGACTCAATGTCAGAATGACCTAAGAAAATTTCATCAGGAGTTCCCCACTACAGCGAGAGAGTCCTTTGTTACCACAGGAAGAAGTGTCTTTAATATAGAGACTCTCAGTAACCTTGTTCTAATCTCAGAGAAACTTCAACGGGAGAGACCTTCAGAAGGATTTCATATACCTGTACAAGCATGGAGGGAGCGTGGAGGGGAAAAATACATTATAGAGGCAATGGATGATGGGGAGGTACAGGTATGGCAGAGACCTCAACCGGGTAAGGAATATAGGATAGGTGCAGATATATCAGAGGGTATAGATGTAGGTAGAGACACAGACTGGAGTGTAGGTGTAGTCTTAGATGCCTCTAACATGGATGAGGTAGCCACTATAAGGGTAAAGATTGATCCAGATTTATTCGCATGGCAGCTTGCAAGTTTAGGTAAATGGTACAATAATGCAAAATTGATTGTAGAAAGGAATAACCACGGACTGGTAACCTTAAAGTTTCTTTCAGATGTACACATATATCCAGACATATACTCAGAAAAAATACTAGACGAAAGGTCAAGTCGTTCTGCTCGCAAGTTAGGATTCCATACCACAGTAAAGTCTAAACCCCTGATAATTGACTATTTAAAGGAACTAATCAGGGAAAATGAAATAAAAATCAGGAGTCCCAAGGTTCTAGATGAGTTACAGACTTTTGTAAATTATCCTAATGGTAGTATGAGGGCACAATCTGGCTCACATGATGACTGTGTAATGGCCTTAGCTATCGCATGTTTTGGGTGTAAGATGTTCCCAGCAATGACGGAATGGGATAGAGAAATAAGTAGAAGGCATTGGAAGCCCGAATTAAAGTTTTACCAGCCATCTCAACTATGAGTAATGTAATACAAGTTGATTTTAGAGAAAATGCTTTATCCGATGAGCAAAGGTTTATAGATGAGGTGCAGCCAGTACTACAAGATTTAGTGGATTGTGCACGTAACAACTTTGGGAATGTTATTGCGACAGAAATACTTTGCGATGTAACGGGGGTTCTATATAAGTACACAAAAGAAGAAAACTATGTACTTACTATGGAGAATGGTGATATTATAGACTTTACTTTAGAAACTGAGTAGTATGAAGGCATTATTGATATTAACAATATTTATATCATCTTGTGCCAGTATTGATAGATTAGGTTATTGGGTTGATGACAAACCGCTTAAAGGAACAAGAGAAGCAACAAAATTTAACACGCATCCTTATTGGCAATGCGTAGAAACATTTCCACCACATATCAGCAAGGAGTGTTGAATGGCTGAATACGAAAATGAGGCACCCGAATCTGAGGAACCAGAAGAGGGTAAGATTAAGATTGGAGAATCGGATGTAGATGTAGACGACTTTGCTAGAGTAGTACAGGAAAAATTTGAAGAGGCTAGGGATTACCGCAGGGATCACGAACAACATTGGTTAGAGGCATACGATGCGTACAGAGGAAAGTACCCTTCAAAATTATCGAAGGTGCATGAGTTGGCAAGTGAAAGGGGTATATTTGTCAATCAAACTCGGCGTAAAATTAATTCAGCGAAGATTAAGATTAACACGCTATTATTTGAGGACGGGAAGGTACCATTTAGTATTACCCCCTCACGTAAACCAAGGTTCTACCCTCCAGATATACAAGTCGAGCCAGACAGACCTGACTTGCTTGAGGACGCAATTCTTGAACGCTCTAAGCAGATGGAGTTTAAGATTCGTGATATACTGGAAAGAACAAACTATAATGAGGAAGTTCAACATTCTATACACGAAATGTGTCTGTATGGGACGGGATGTACGAAGGGTATTTCCCTTGAATATAAAAACTTTCCTGTCTACACTACGGTTACTACTCCAGACCAAATTCAGCAAATTGAATCGTTCCTTGAACAAGAATTAATGCCCGCATGTAAGTTTGTGAGTATATGGAACGTGTTCCCATCTCCAGAGGCTATTAATGTAGAGGATGCAGACTATGTTATCCAGAGATCATTCCTTAGTAAAATACAACTTAAAAAACTCTCAAAGACAGCAGAAGGTTTTATTCCGGGCGCACTTGAGGAAATTATTCAAGATGAGATTGGCCTTGCCCACGGGTGGGACGACAGCGAACACCCTAAGAAGTACAACGAGACTTCAGCCACAAGACTAAAGAAGTTTGAGGTTCTAGAGTTTTGGGGTCGTTTAGACGGTAAGGACTTAGAACCGCATATACCAATTAACTCAGAAGATATTCCAGATGCTCTACCTGTTGTAATTACTGTTATAGGTGATAAGGTTATTAAGATTGCAGAAAATCCATTCGATGACACCTTACCATTCCATTTTTGTAATTGGCAGAAGAATCCAGAGTCAATATGGGGAGACGGTATATACTATGCAATAAGAGATGCACAGGCAATATTAAACTTTTCATATGCCATGCTGGTAGAGGGCAAGTCCTTATCAGCGGCCCCACTTACAGTCATAGACCCCAACGCATTTGAGCCGGGTACAGACACAGAACAGATATATCCCGGTAAACAGTTCCGTGTAAAACCGGGAGCGTCTGTACGTGACTCCTTTACCTCAGTACAAATCCCAGATGTAACAGGTGGACTTCTTCAATTAATTCAGCAACTTGAACGTGAAGCAGACCTAGACTCTGGTCAGACCAGTATAGGGTACGGAGACCAGTCCCCAGCACAGACCAAAACTGCCACAGGGATGTCCATCCTTAATTCCAATGCAAATAGACAGACAGCAGATGTAGTACGATCAGTATCCTCCATGATCACTAAGAACATAACAGCCGTATACCGCTGGCTTATGGTGGACTCCACAGATATGTCTATCAAAGGAGATTATGAAGCAATATCAACGGGATACGAGCAATATGTTGCCAAGGAAGTACATAACACCCAGCTTATTAATTTCCTACAGGTAATTGGTCAGATGCCGGAGATAAAGCAGTACCTCAAGCAGGAAGCATTCACAAGGCCGTTACTACGGGCCTTTAATATGGAGCCGGACAAGGTT